GGTTTTTGGGAAAAGAAAGCAGAAACCTGGAATACAGATTTAGATACCGTGATGACCGCTCGTTGTTGCAATTGTGCAGCATTCGATCAGTCTCAAAAAATCCTTGGTTGCATCATCGAGGGTATCAATGAAACAGAGGCTGCAGATCCTTGGGATGTCCAGTGTCGGGCAAATCTTGGATATTGCCAGCTTTTTAAATTCAAGTGTGCTGGTGATCGGACTTGTGATGCCTGGCTCCACGGGGGACCAATTCAAGACTGATGGCGGCAGACAAAGCTATTGAACCTGGTAAAAAAAGTACCGAACGGTACCTACCAGAATCAGCATGGGCAAAATTATCACCTGAAGAACGGAAACGCACCGACGAGAAGAAAAAAAGAGAATCCAGAAAAGGAAAGCAATTTGTGTCAAATACTGACCGCGCCAAAAAAGCAAGACGTGCGGTAGAGCTCGCAAGCCGCAGGAGGTCGTCTCGTGGTTAATCCAAAGGCCCGCCTGGGTTATATGTACGGTTTGAACGTTAGGGACGAACCATACGAAACTCCGCTAAAAACAGGACAAGAAAAATTTCAATCGACATACGCGGATGAAGGTGCCTATTACGCTGTTGGGAGTCGCATGCCACGAAAAGAGCGGCGCATGGCTGGGGATATATTTAACTTAGAATTGACAATGTCCCCTGGTACACCAGCGGTTTTCCCACTACCCAAAATCGGCGGTCCAGAGCTTCGGACCTCAGAACTCCCCCAATAATCAGTCCATGGCTGACAAGAAAATGCCCCCTGAGCTTCTTGCTCATTTTAAGAAAAAGCAAGAGGGTGGCGGCAAAGAAGATGAAAACAAAAGTGACAAAGATCGCCGCAAGGAGGCGGTGAAAAAAGCGCGTACTAGAATGGAGGAAAAGAATCGGAGGGGCGGACGTGACAAAGAAAAAGAAGCTGGTAAAGAAGGCACTGAAAAATCCTGAGGCTTATACGCCTGCGGAGATCAAATTTTTTGAGCGTTGGTTGTTGATTAAAAAGCAGAAGAAAGCGGCAAAGAAGGAAGCTGCGCTACAATAACCTTAACAGTATCCAGATAGAACCTTGTCCTCGTCGAGTTCAAATAAGCAGCCCCTAATGGTAGACCGTCCGGCAACGGTTTCTACCTTGGTGACTGTCGCTTCAGGCCAAGCGTTTACAACTAGCCTCATCCCAACTGCTGTTGGTAATGCCACCAAGGTCTTTGATGTGGATTCCGCTCTGGTGGATACCTCGATCAGCGGCGCGTATATTGACGAAATCTGGATTCAATATTCAAAACGAAACGTTGATATCATTGATGCCCAATCTCCAGCGGCTGGTACTTACTCAGCAAACTCAACTACTGTGGTTGTGACTGTCCCCGGAGGACACAATGTTCAACCAGGTCAAAGGGTTGCGCTAGATTACACCAGCTATAGCTCTGGCACTCTTCCAGCCGATGAAATCATTGTTGTTACCAATGTAACCCTTACTACCTTTACTGGCACTACAGCGACTTCGATCAGCGGTCCAATTACAGGTAATGTAGACGTTTATTTGCCTACCAACTTTTGTTTTTATCTGGTAAGCACCGGAACGGTAACCAATATCAACCAATATTTTCCTCTATTCGTCGCCAGTGTACCCTCTACTTACGACAATCAAAACTACAGCCTCACTTTGAATGGTGATTTGCCATTGATCAATCACCCTGTTGTTCAGGCCGGTGCAAACTTCATTTCAGCAAACAGTCTTGTTTCACCTAAGAATCGAGGGTTAATGCTCCAGCGAGGGCAAGCACTATATGCTGCAGTAAGTGGTTCGACTGCGCTGACAAACGGATTCTACGTCGCCGTTCAAGGCGGATATTATTGATGTAAAGCCATGCCGTTCGGGGTTGGTGGATTTAATCCGCCGTCAAAACGAAATTTCAACGGCAACTTTTCAAAAAATATTGGCGAAGATTCTAATTTTATGTCAGTTCCTGACTGGGAACTTGATGTAAATGCGTTTAAATTCACGCCGAAAGATAACAGCCTAAAAAGCCGAATTCGTTTCTACGATCACGACTCTCTCTGGACACGTTGGCGCCGTGGGTATGAACTGTATACGATTACACAGAGTGTATTAGGCTCCTACGCACAAGAAAGACGTGCTCGCGGTGACTATCGAATGTATTGTACATTCCAGCAGTTTCCCGGAGTCTTTATTCCTGCTCGTGTCTTCATGTTTCCATCCACAGATAAGGAAATTGGAGAGCAGATGGTAGGAATGCGAGATACAAATGGATTTAATTTTTATAATTTTGGCCTCCCCATCCTTGCGGTTCGCTATTTGGGTGCCGTCGTAAGCACAACCTATAGCCAAAGCGGCACAACTATTACTGTTAACAAGGCGGATCACGGTTTGTTGATCGGTGAAAGCGTTTATTTGGACTTTTTAAGCGGTGCCGGCATCGATGAAACGCTCCCCATTGTCAGTACCACGCAAAATACCTTCACGTTAACCGCTTCTTCACCAGCAACAACCACTGGGAACGTAAATTATTACCTTTCTACAACTTTTTCTGACCCTCGTTGGACCACGACAAGGGTGCGATTGCGTTCAATCCCTACACCTGTGCGCTTTTTTGCCGGTGAGAGGCTTGCTGACCGCGTCATTGAACGTGATCCCGGCATTTTATCTACATACAGTCGAACCGGATCGACCGTCACCGTAACTTGTTCGTCACCACATGGTCTAGCCAGTACCAACAAGGTCTTTGTGGCTGTGACAAGCGGCCTTGTTTCTTCCGGGCAGTACACAATTACCGTAACTGGTGCGACAACATTTACTTTTACGACTATTGACAGCGGCTCAACCACTGGTGGCTTAATCTTGCAACGATTACTTCCTGGTTTTCGGTATGACGATTATGTGGGATATACAGTTAGTGGGTTTGATGCGACAACAAATGAAGTTATCTTTCAAAGAGACGATAGCTACGGCACTAGAACTGTAAATAATGTTGCTCAGACTGTAATTCCTGCACATCGCGGGTTTGAGGTTGGTCGCTTCCTTACAACAGAACTAAGGTGGCAGTGCTCGTGTCAAGATTACATGCGTCGTTCTGGATACGATCTGTATAGTGAGCTTACAAAGAAGCGTTTTCCTGTTACGCCAATTACTTCTACAAAGCCTGGCCAGGTTTTGAATCAGGACGGAACCTTAAGTACGGAAAGGGACATTCCAGGATCGTTTGGAGACCTTGGTTATGTCACGATTAACAATTTTTATCAACTTCCTACTTATAAAGATACAAATGCTTTCTCATATGCAAACTTAATGTACCACCAGCTCCGCTGGTGTAAACATATTTACGCTGCAATGTTTTCTTTGCTTCATGATGAGGGCAACGAACCCATTGCAATCGCAGCAAAATATACACAATCAGGTCCAACAGTTACGGTTGAGGCGCCGGACCATGGTTTGGGTGTGAATACGAAGATTCAAATTGATTTCACAAGCGGAAATGCGCTTCCAGGGCAATATACGGTAACTTCTGTACCAAACAAAGACACGTTCACAGTTGTGTATCCATTTAGTGATGCGACCGGCGGTTATTGCACCGTAAATAATCTTAGAGATCACGAATACGTCGGTGCTTGGCTACTGGAACCCACAGATCGTCCTGTTGGTGATGAGTTGGATACTTTTTACCGAAATTTTGACAAAGAAAACGAAAGAATCCGTCAGGCGGCCGAAAGGTTGCTGATGATGGAGCAAGGAATGGAGTGGACTGGAGGTAAATCAATCTCTGGTGCCCGAAACCAGCCTCAGCAGGTCGCAAATTACGATACTGAGCTTGTAACCATGATGATGACCGACGATATTCGCCGTGCTCCGGACGGAAGCCTCGATCGAGACGGTCGTCCCGTGAATACGAGTAATCGAATGATGTCAATGATGAGCAAGTTGTTTAACTTGACGCCATTATTGATTCAAGATACAAAAATTGGAATGCTCGATGAGCCGCTGGTTAGTTATACGCCAGAATTCGAATTTGGCTTGGTACAAGGCGGTCTTTACCGTAACGGTATACCCGTCGAACCGGCGTCTCAAACAAGTACGATAGATTGTGAAACATATACTCCGTTGACGGCCCAAGACACACAAGTTGACGGCGGTCTTTACATCAATTCATAACTATGGCGGTTCAGATTCTTACAAGACGATCAAGCGTTCTGTTTGACCGTCCCTTTCCAGTTCGAATTGGCGTCGGTGAACTGGCTTTAAACAATAATCCTGGGGACCCCGGCCTTTATTTTGCGGATAATATTGCCAGCCCCTCGACTGCCTTGATTAAAGTTGGTCCCACCTTTATCGGGTCAACAGCACCCAACACTCCTGCCGCAGGCTATACTTTATTCAGCAAAGGTGAATCGTGGCTGGATACGTCCAGTACATACATTCACAAGCTATTTGACGGCTCTACCTGGCAGATTCCCCGTGCAGTTGTTTCCAATAGCAATGGCAAGCCAGTTAACCCAGTAGATGGTCAGCTTCATTACGACAAGCTAATACCCGGATTATTTATGTACAACTCAGCAACCGCAGCGTGGGTTGCTATTTAATGCTTCCCGACTGTTAATAGATGGTCCAGAATTCGATCTAATTTTGTATGTACCGCTTGCATCTCACGAAGAAAATCTTCTTTTAAGACGTAATCATGAATCACTCGATCTTGAAAGCTGTCAAGATCCCTTTCAATCGCCTCAAAACGGCTCTCAAGCCGCTTATTAAAGTTAGATAATGCTTTTGATAAGCCGGCAAAAGCACCGGCAGCACCGGAAAGCACTGCAACAATTAATTCTGGTGTCACGCCAGTAAAGCTTTTTAAATATTCTAAGTGATTACCAATTTAGAATGAATACAAGAAGTATTGGCTATGGCGACAGGATACGAACCAAACATAGAAGGCGCGATTGCAGTGTTGGTCGACATCATGGTGGCCAACGCTTTTACAATGACGCGCCAACCTTACGAGCCCAATTATCGCGGCCTGGTTGATGCAATCATTGACCTTAAAGACGGCTTTCCGGTTTTTTCTCCTGCTCGCGTTGGCTTTGATGCTGAAGCCTTTGAAAGCTTAAGTTCTGGTGATGCTTTATACATGCGCACCAGTGACGGAAAGGTTGGAAAAGCAATCGCAGCAGATGGAACGCTTGAAAATGCTTTAGTGGTTGGCTTTTGTGAGTCTGCTGCGTCCCCAGGAGATACCATCAAGGTGTTGGTTGCTGGCCTCAAGACAATGCCGTTTACTGTTGACCCTGGCGACATTTATTTTCTCAGCGCAACCACCCCTGGAGCAATTACCACGACGCCCCCATCGGCCCCAGGAGAGGCTGTAACTAGGGTTGGAGAGGGGGCGACGGTTACTGACTTCAGCATCCAGCTGGAACCTCCTATACTGCTCGCATAATGCCTGGGATCAGTAATTACAATCCGTACGCCCCAAATTCTCAGGGTCTGACAGAAGTTCTGATCGACCTGAAATCCACAATGGCCGGTCGCACCGTTTATGGTGTTGCAGGGTTTCAGGCTGTTGCATTTGAAAATGTTGCCCAGGGGCAGGCAGTTTATTCCCGAAGCAGTGACGGTCAAATTGGACTAGCCGTCGCAAATTCAACTCAAGATGTTGCAACTGTCGCTGGCTTTGCTGAAACAAGTAAAAACATTGGTGAACTTGTCCGCGTGATTATTGTTGGTGTTGTACCTAGCTCGGGATTGAGCCCCGGCGCATCCTATTACTTATCCGCCGGCACTCCTGGTTCTATTACTACAACTCCGCCTTCTACTCCCGGTCAATTTGTTACCAGGGTCGGAGAGGCTGTTAGCTCGGCTCAGTTAATCGTTCAGCTTGAGCCTCCAATCGGTTTGAGTTAACTGTAGTTTTGTTAGGATGGTTGAATCAACGGTTCATTTAAGAATTTAGGTGAACTGAGTAGAGTTTTGGCATGACCACAAGAAAAGCTCTTGTACTTGTTAATGGTTTGTTCCAGGAGCTAGATACTCCTACGGACAAGCTAGATTTCGCTGGAAATACAACTACTGATTTAACCGAAGGCACTAATCTTTATTACACCGATGCCCGCGCCAGGGGTTCAATCTCTGTTACGGATTCCGGCGGTGACGGATCTCTTTCGTACGATAACAGCACTGGCGTCATTACGTATGTAGGCCCATCTGCTTCTGAGGTCCGTGCTCACTTCAGCGCCGCCAACAGTGGAAGTGGGTTTGGCAGCCTTGCATACGACAATTCGACCGGTATTTTTACTTATACGGTTGTAACTTCTGCAAATATTCGCCAGCAGATTTCCGTTACAGATTCTGGTGGTGATGGCTCTCTAAGTTATGACAATTCCACTGGTGTAATTACGTATGTGGGACCGTCGGCTTCTGAGGTGCGTGCGCACTTCAGCGTTGCAGTTGGATCTGGCCTTACGTACAACAGTACTACCGGCGAGTTCGGTACCAGTGCGATCCCGAATGCTCAGCTGGCCAACAGTAGCGTTACTCTCGGTAGCACCAATGTTGCTCTCGGTGCGACTGCAGCAACGATTGATGGATTGACAGCCATTACCAGTACGGCCGTTAATGTCGGGGCCGCTGGAACGGCAAATTCCATCCTTCTGGACGCTTCTGGGATTACGTTTGAAGGTTCGACCGCCGATAACTTTGAGACGACGTTATCGGTTGTTGATCCGACGGCAGATCGCTCGATCGTCTTCCCCGATGCGGGCGGCACCGTTGCTCTGCTAACCAGCCTTTCGGTTGCTGCTGGTTCAGGTCTTACGTACAACAGTACTACTGGCGAGTTTGGGACCAGCAATATCCCCAACGCGCAGCTTCAAAACTCCTCTGTCACGATTGGCAGCACGTCCATTGCTTTAGGTGGAACGAGCACAACTCTTGCGGGTCTTTTATCTGTTACTTCAGCGGCTGTCATCACGGACGATGGTGGATTCCGAATCAGGAATACGACGGATAATACGAAACAGATTGCCTTCAATGCCGCGAACATTGGTACTTCAACGATTCGTACGTTGTCTGCGCCGAATGTTGATGGCACACTGGCGCTCCTGGAAGCCAATAATGCTTTCATTGGCATCAACAGCTTTATCAACGGGTCAGGCCAGTCGTTCCGTCCAGCATCTCTTCAGGATGGTTTCATTATCCAGGGTCGAGCTGGTGGTACAAACAATTATTCTGTAACATTTGCTACAGCGACGCTTTCCGGTAATCAGACGGCGACTTTCCCTGATCTGACGGGAAATGTGCTTCTGGACACCTCGACAATCCCCGGTGGAACGTTTGTTGACGATACGTTCAGGATCAGTGATGACGGGGACTCAACGAAGAAGCTGGCATTTGAGTGTTCTGGTATCACCACCAGCACCACCAGAACGATGACGGTTCCAGACGAAAGCGGCACAATCTCGACCCAGGATTTTGCTACTGCTATTGCAATTGCGTTAGGATAAAAAGATGGCCACCCAAGTACAGTTCAGACGCGGAACTACTGCAGAAACAGCCTCATTTATTGGGGCCAGTGGTGAGGTTACGGTTGATACAACGAAAAATACTTGTGTTGTTCACAATGCCACGCAGGCCGGTGGTTTTCCACTTATGCTTGAAAGCGGAAGTAATTCCGCGCTTGCACTAGGTTCTTTATCCAGTTGTGCCCTGAAGTTTGCCGGGGATTCAAATACCGGTATCATTAGTCCGGGATCCGATCAAATTGCACTGGTGACTGGAGGTATTGCTAGGCTTACAATAGATTCAGCTGGTGCAATTACCATCCCAGGGAGCGTTTCCATCACGGGTAATCTGACTGTGAACGGAACCTTCACATCTACCGACAACCTTGCACTTATTGTTGCTTTAAGCTGATATGGCCAATACTTTTAAAGTCGACACCAAGTCAAGCCTGGACACGGCCGCAGTGAGCAACGCATCGACCAATGTCCTCTCTGCTGGTGCTACAGCAACAATCATTATCCTGAGCGTTCTGGTTTCCAATAAAACTGGTGCCAGTGCAAACGTTGATGTTTATCTGGTTACGAATACAGGTGACGATGTTTATTTGATTCGAAATGCACCGGTCCCCGCCGGCTCCTCCTTGGAGTTGATCAGCGGCAATAAAGTGATCATGGAGTCGAGCGATGTTCTCCGGGCGCGGAGTGATACCTCTACAGCTCTTGATATTGCCGTCAGCTATCTTGAACAGACGCCGTAATTATGGGATTAACAGTACACGGAGATATTGCTTCAATTCATGAAGAGATTGACAATCTCAAGCAACAGTTAAAAGAAATGACAATGATTTTAACTGAAGAAGTCGACAGACTTGCGGAGGTTGTTTTTGAAGGCGATATTTTATTAGAAGAAGACACTGATTGGGACATTATTCGAAAGAAAAGAAATTTTCTTTTGCGATCGACAGATTGGACTTTGATTCCAGGCGCCACGGTGGATCAGTCGGCTTGGGCGACTTACAGGCAGATTTTAAGAGATCTGCCTCAAACTTATGAAAAAACAGGGTTAAAATCGTTTGCTTGGCCGAAAAAACCTAGCCTTGATGGGCCGAACCAAGGAAAAAAGAAGAGTCAATTACAATAGATATAACGTGTAAAGGGTTTTTCAGTGTACCTCGGAAATGATCTTCAGGTTGCTTTCCCTAGCTACCGCAACATCGATGACATCAGTGGTTCTTTCGACGGGGTTACAACTTCGTTTCCACTCTTAATTAACGGTAGCGCACCTGTCCCAGCTCCTCTGAGCTCTAATCAATGTTTGATTTCGGTAAATGGTGTTGTACAAGAGCCAGATGACAGTGGAACAACAGGCTTTCGCTTAAGTGGTGGAAATATTGTTTTTAGCGCCGCACCAACCGGTGGCCATACCTTTTTCGGCGTAGTTTTAGCCGGTGCAGACTACGTTAATGCCGGGGTTAATTTCCCTGATGGTACACTTGGCGCTCCTTCGATTACGTTTGACCAAGATACCGATACCGGGTATTACCGTAGCGCGTCCGGCGCAATCTCTTTCTCTGCAAATGGAGTTGCCTCTGGAACTTGGAATGCAAACGGTGTTTCTGCGCCCGCGTTTTCTCCAACCAGCTCAAGTGTTCCATCAAACGGCATTTATTTACCAGCAACAAACAGTGTAGCCATCTCAACTAATGGCACTGGGCGGTTGTTTGTTGATGCAAGTGGCCGCTTAGGTCTGGGGACTAGTAGCCCTAGCACCACTCTTTCCGTCGCTGGCGGTATTTCAGGCACTGCTGGCATGAACATCAGCGGCGCTGGGTGGGGCGTGCTGCCCTACGTTGCAAACTCGCTGGTCATTGATAACAACGCTGGTGAGGCTCGATTCTTTGCAACTGGTGCTAACGCAACAACC